GTCCTGCCCTGCTTTAGCGCTTCAGGAAAAGTCCCCGTCACTCGCTGTGGTCTCCCCTTACGGGGCACCTATGCCGCGTGTGGGGCATACGCCCCAAGAAAGCCCCTTGCGGGTGAAAACGATCCAACGTTTTCATCTGGCGCCGCATGAGAGGTGCGCCCTCCCGCCCCCCGAAATGTGGGGCGGCATCTGCCTGCGGCATATTGCTCCATCCGGGCGGAGCCGAAGCCCCGCCCCACCGGGTAGAAAAGAGGAGAAAAGAAATGAATCGCACGGGCAGGTTGCCCCCGCATATCCAGCATACCTATATGTATATCGCCCGCGCACCCCTAAAAGGAAAAATATTTTTTTATTTTTTAATTTCCCTCTTGACATACCACCGAATCGGTGGTAGTATATAGACAGATCAAGAAACGGTGCAGCCGCACAGCGGCAGAAAGGGAGGAACATCATGGCTAAGACTTTTTACAGCGTCACCTACGCAGTATGGGGATCCAGCTTCTGCCGGGAGGCATGGTTTGACAACAAGTCCGCCGCCGACGACTTCGCGGCCTACGACTTCCGGGATGCCCCGGTCGCCCACATTTACCGCAAGGCGGACAGCATCCGCGCCGCTGAGGAGCGCGTGGCCGCTACGGCAGTAGCACTGACCCACTGATAGCAGCAACACCGCTTCTGGGGGGCTGATGCGATCAGCCCCCCATGAAAAATTTTGAAAAGGAGGACCAGACTATGGAGATCAATACCCACGGCAGAAAAATCAACATTGAGGATTTGGCCGAAGCGTCCGAATACACCAGGGGCCTCGGCTCCCGCACGGGGGAGTACATGGAGATCTTTTACGACAAGTCCACCGGCGAGGTATGGGGAAAGTATCACTGGGACCGCGAGGAATGGACGGTCTACCACGATGATGATGTTATCAAGGTCGGCATCACCAATCGCTTCGCGTCTAAACAGCGTATCGCTGACATGATTGCCAGAACCTTGACTGAGGACGAAATCTGTGAGCGAGCGAACGCCGCATATTTGGCTGGCGGCTCGCAATTATGAAGGTGCTTGACATTTCCTACGCGGCGTGTTAGACTTTTTTTGTCGGATGCAAGAGGCGCTTGCATCTGGTGCGGCGCGATCCCGCCGCCGTGGATTGAAAAGGTGAGAAGGACAAACACTTTAAGCGCAGGAAAAGCACCGGTTTCCGGTGCTTTTCCTTTTTTTGCAAAGAAAGGATAAGATATGACTGACAAACTGTTTTACACCATCTTCGGCGCGGCGCTGGATTCCGCCGACCGCGATAACTTTATCTCCGTCTGGGCGCTGTCCTCTGCCTGGGATGACACCGCAGACATCCCAGCGGAACGCATCGCTGTACTTGGTGGTATTTGGGATGCCGCCCACCTGACGATCCGCGATATCCGCCAGCACACCGGCCTGTCACAGGCGGCCTTTTCCGCCCGGTACTGCATCCCCACCCGAACGCTGGAGAACTGGGAGTGCGGAATCAACACCTGCCCCAGCTACCTCCGCCTCCTGCTGGCACAGTCGGCCGGCCTTTACACAAGACCATGACGACTAAAATAGGACACCTACATGGTGTCCTATTTTTTCGTGCGTGTCAGAACTTCCTCCCCAATGCGGCCATGATCTTCTTGTCCACCTCCGTCAGTGTAAACAGCGCGTATTTCAAATCATAATCCATCGGAGGAGGCCCCGGCAAATCGCACTGTATAATATCCTCCGGGAAGAACGTCTCCCGCACCCCGCCGCACTCCGCCACGATATAGCGCCCCTTGGGATGCACATACACCACCGTCGCCTTGCGCACGGGGTACTGTTTTTCGGCCTTTCCGGAGCCGGGGAACGGGTCCGGCATCGTCAGGAACCGCGCACGAATCACATCACCCTTCTGCATTGTCCCTCCACGGCGTATCCACGCACTTCGGCATTTTCAATTTTCAGCATTTTTTCTGACCCTCCATATACTCGTAAATGGACGCACACCGATCCCGGTTGCAGCACTTCACGACGGTATCTCCGCGAGTAATGGCCATCCGTCTCTCCGCCATATCACAAACACTATAGCTTGTCTGCATATCGACCTTTGGCCTTTCGACAACTTCCGGTTCAAAATGCGGGCAGCGGTCACAATACTCGCGCACATCAATCTTAATCATTTTTTCTCTCCTTTCAAATATCTTCAGCACCGACCTCCAGCTTTTCCATCGCCTTCCGGATCACACTGCCGCCGTAGGCATCCTTGGTCAGGGCCAGGAACTCTCGCAGGGTCATGGTGTCGCTGTCCACGTCTATTCCGTGGTCGCGGGCAAACTGACGGCGACCCATGTCGCAGCTTCCGGTAAGGCGGTGATGCCAGTCATAAAAATACTGCGCAGGGTATGCCCTGCCGTCCTCCGTCTCTTTCAAAAATGCCGCGATGCGCTCCTCCACCGGCATATCTTCAAACAGTTTGTCCCGAAGATCCTCCATCGCATTTGCCAGCGTTTCGCCGTGGGCAAAGATGTTATCCTGTTTGGCAACGTAGCAGTTCGTGGTGGTCAGGTCGCGGTTCAGGATCACGCCGTGCGCCACGTTCCCCCGCACGTGGCGGAGGATCGTGGGCACCCCGTCGATGGTATACACCGGTTCGCTGTTAAAGGATCTTATGCCGTCGCCGTAGCCGTAGCCGTAGCCGTAGCCGTCGCCGGAGCCGTCGCCGTAGCCGTCGCCGTCGCCGTCGCCGGAGCCGTCGCCGTAGCCGGAGCCGGAGCCGTCGCCGTAGCCGTAGCCGGAGCCGTCGCCGTAGCCGTAGCCGTAGCCGGAGCCGTCGCCGTAGCCGTAGCCGTAGCCGGAGCCGTCGCCGTCGCCGGAGCCGGAGCCGTAGCCGTAGCTTACAGACAAAAATGCTTTGACTTTCTCATCCAGCGCGCTCATCGCTTCCACTCCTTCACGCCGCTGATGGATGCCGTGGCCTTTTCGGTGCAGGGGATCACCTGGATCACCCCGGTCACTTCCATCAACGGTACCGTCACAGTAAACTTGCAGTCACCGGGGGTCTTGGTGCCGTCCATAGCCAGTTGCTCGATGGCGCAGGCACCGTTCCAGTACCACAGCTTGCGCACATTGGTCATGGTCGCTTCCGTGCCGCGTCGTTCCTTGATGCCACCGAAAAACACGCCTGCGCGGTCGCAGCGGACAATGTACATCTTCTCGTTCTTCTCGTTCTTCTCGTTCTTCTCATTCATGGTATCTTTCCTCCGTATTTTTTATTTCACCGGCATGCCGGCGTTTTATTGATTTCGTTCGCCGTAAGAACAAAAGTCCTCCGGCTTTCGCTTCTGCCAAGCCGCTGAGTGTATGTTGCCGTCCGAGTAAATTTTCAGGCAGACACCCATGTCGTAGTGCTTGCAATCCTTGCAGCATACCACCGGAGCAACATCAGCGGCGGGAGCACCGTTTACTTCCCGCAACACTTTGGCAGCCAGCAAGTACGGGATTTCCTGTGGGTTCTCCGAGAACACATCCTTGGTGTAAACAGCACCGTGATAACGCTTCGTGTTTTCGATTGCTCTCGCACCGGCGTTCATGGCAAGCATGAGTTCTTCCGTGCGTTCGATGTATTCAGCCATTTTCAGCACCATCCCATTCTAACGGTTTGCCGCACATCGGGCATTTTTCAGCCTTCTTCTCTTCGACCACCAGCCCCAACTGCCGCTTGCAATGCGGACAGTACGGTATATGCCACCAGCCGAAACTTCCGCCAAGTTTCCATTTCTTGTCGCAGTAAAAAGGCTTTTTAGGTTCAGCCATTGTCAGTCCTCCTGTTCAACGCTTTCGGCAGTTGGGATAATTCTCCACTCCTCCGGCCTTTTCTGCGCGGCCCTAATTTGTTCCAGTGGCCCGCGCTCCTCACACACAGCGTACTGCTTCCAACGGTAGCTTTGGAACGTGCGGTTTTTAGTCAGCTCCTCGTGGGGGATGTAGAGCGATTTGTACTCAAGAACATACATCGCCGATTCGCCCCCTCAGCGCGGTATACAGGATACACGCACCCAGCCATTGCAAACTGGTAGCCCAGTCTCCCTTGCTGGCGATATTTACCACCAAACTGCCCAGCGCACCGGCTACCATCAGCAGCGGGAAAACAATTTTCATAATTTCCATCACTCCACCTCCACATACGCCAATCTCAAAATATCGTCTACTAAACTGTCACAGCTCGTCACTTCACCTCCTGACCCCAGAATTCTTTACGACAGTCAGCGCACAGCCGTTTTGTACAGTTACCGTATCTGTTCCGGCAATCAGTGGAAATGCGCTTTGGGCATAGCACCAAACACCCGCTGCTGTCAATTTCCCCCTCCGGATACTGCGCCAGAAACACGCTTTGCCGCGTTTTGCGCGGATGTGCGGCAGACCACGCTTCGACTTCTGCGACGACATCTTCTGCTTTCGTGTTATAATCGTTAATGCCTTTCTTGATACATCCAAGTGTATACATTCTTCTGCGCTCCTTGACAAACTTCACAGCGTCCATTTACTTTTCCTCCTTTTCCGCAATGCTTTTGCACAGTGCCCTCCAGCAGTCCTTATGCACCGTCATGCGTACCCACCAGCTTTCGTGGAAACTGTGTGTAAGCCGCTTCATTTTGTACTCGCTGGCTTCGCTGTCGCATTCAATTTCCTTTTTGCAAATATCGCAAAAGACCTTGGTCATCACATTCCCCTCCATTTGCACCCGTCACAGGCGCCCTCATGTGCTTGTTTGTACTTCCCGCAGTATTGGCATAGCTCGTTGATAAGGGCTTTCAATTTCTTCTCCGCAAATATCACAGAACTGCTTAACCATTGTCCTTCTCCTCCTTCACCGCCACAGCCTTTGCCAGCTGTGCCATGCCCTGATTCATGTCCGCTATCTGCTTATCCCGCCGCGCAATGGCGTCCTTCAGGCTGTCGTTTGCTTTCATCAGTGCCTCGATGTGCCGCTGCTGGTTCTCGATCAGGTCAGCGGCGGCATCCAACACTCGTTCTTGGCAACGCTGCTCATCATTGTGCATTGTGCAACCATGACACTCTCCCTCGACACAGCACCGCAGCGCGGTCACGATCTCATCTCTTGTCATGTCATTCCTCCTCTCGCATCTCCGCCCCATTGCTCTGCCATTGCGCGGGCAATGCCGGGGAAGGTCTTTGCCCTCGTCTTGCTGTCACGGTTCGATTTCAGGGTATAGTCGGACTTCACCCGGCCAGTTCCGAGGCTTCTCCCCGACGTGCTTCCTACCCACAGCCCTTCCGGCTTCACAATTTCCGTTGGCACCAGCGGGGGCACATTCCGCAGCCAAAGGCATGTGCGCTTTTTCCACGGGTCGCCGAACATGTACGGCTCAACGATCTGGCTATACTCCGGCAACCCGAACCACCGTAGTGGACACGGATTCTCGACAGCGATTTTTTCAACCCCGGAACACAGCATTTGCAGGAAAAAGCGACGTGCCTCCCACCCTTTTCGTTCACGCTCCCAGTCCTTCACCGTGTGGTCTTTGTTGAAAAGACGTACTGCGCTGGCTGCCGTCAGGTATGTGCACGGCGGGTGCGCGATCAGCATGTCCCACTTACCCACATCATGTACCTGTCCGTCCATCGTGGTCACTTGCCCCCCCTCAATGGTCTCGAGGGCGTCGCCTAAAATGTGCCACTCGGGATGTCCGCCGGACGGCTCCTGAATGTCGCAGGAATATGCTTCATGCCCCAACTCGCGTAGCGCCTTGCACACCTCTTGGCTTTCTTCACATGCAACTAAAACTTTCATCTCAATCTCCAAACACCACGCCGCACTCGTCCTTCAGCACGTCCTTGATGTGCTTGCGCTTGATGCGGCCTTCGTTTATTTCCTCTGCCAGCTTCTCCAGGCACTCGTACAGATGCGCGATGCTGCGGATGTCCCGGCTGTCCGATGTCTCCTCAAAGACGTGCCAACCGCATTTATCCATCAGCACCATTGCCACCATGTCCATGCACTCCTGCGTACCGCGCCGCTTGCCGTCCATAAAGATCCGGTCGTCCCGGCTCAAATGCTGCTTGCCCATGTCAATACCTCACTCCTATGTAGTCCAGCACCCGCGCATAACCAAGGCCGTCTTTCGTGGGATTCCACAGCCCGTCCGTGTCGAATGCGCCGCCGCCGATGCAGAATTGGTAGTGCTTCGGGTGCGTTTCTTTCATGCGCTGAAATCGGTTGATCCCCTTTTCCAGATGCGAACCGAAACCGCAGAACATACAGCCCGTTCTTTGGCAGCCAGTGCAATGCAGCTGGCAGTCCACCAGCGTCGCGTCGTAGTCGTTCTCGCCGTCGCTGGCCACGATGTCGCCGTACACGCTGGCGTAGGGGAGTTGACGCTCCACGATAAATTGCAGCACATCCTGCTCCGTCCAGAAACTCATGGGCTTAGATAAGGGACGCCTTCCATCAAAAGCGTTGCAGCCGGTTTCGCGCCATTTTTGCATACGCAGAAGACTTTCCTCCGCCATTGTTGCCGTCGTGGGCTTGACATCCGCTCGGTGCTCATAGCTCTTTGCCGGGGACTTTTTCATAATTCCACAGCACTTGTCTGATATGAGAAATGGAGCCGAAAGCAAATACGCCCACTTTTCACAGTTGTACATACTCTTTTCCCCATCGGCGCGTAAGACTTCCCCACGCAATAGCTTCATACTTCGGCTATCTGGAGAACGCCGCGCGGTTTCTATCCGGTGCGCTACGTCTTTACCGATGATGCTGTACCCGTACTTCGTCACCACCTGCCGAATGTTCATCTTCGGACGCAGGCGTACAAGATTGACAGTCACGCGGAGAAACTCCCTCCGCAGCCACGCGGCGTACTCATTCACGAACTTCTGTATCTCTGGATATTCCAGCCCCGTGTTCACAAACACCAGATTTAGTTCCCAAGGCGGCATCCTGAAGCTCGACAGATACCGCGCCGCCAAGTACGCCAGAACCGTGCTGTCCTTTCCGCCGGAGAAACTGACATAGCACTGCCCGCCCCATGCGGTGTACCACTCGTCCAGCTTTTCGTAGGTCAGTATCTCCTTGTCCTGCACGTCCAGCGCCATCAGTTTTCTTGCCGCCTCATTCGTCAGCGGCTGGTTTGTGCGCTCCACGTCACACCTCCCGTATAGCAAATCCGTACCGGTTACGGAACAGCTTTGCTTTCATGGCATACTCGCGGGTACGCATCCCCTTCACGTCCTCCACCACCGGCAGCCAGTACTGCTGGCCGTAGCTGTCAGGAGCCGTTCTGCGCTCGTACACGAAATCCGCGATGTAGTCGATACTTTTTACCCGGTCGCCCTCAAACGTCGTGTACGCCTCTTGCAAGCAGTACCGCACCTGCAATTTCAGCCCCCGTATCTCCCCGGCCTTTTGCATCAGCATCAGCGCGTCGTAGCGCTCTGCCTCCTTCTTGCTGTCAAAGGTCAGCTTGCCGCGCCGCGTCTTCTGCGCCTTGTACTTGCTTGTCTTGCGCATCTTCTCCATGACCTGCTTCTGTGCCGCAGGCCCCAGCCGCATCAGATCCTCACTGTTCATCCAACAACCCTCTTTTCTCCAGTCCGCGCTTGCTCATGGTGTATCGCTTAATCGTCGTCATTTTCTGCTCTTTGCCGCAGCGCTGGCACACACCCTGCGCCCATCCGCGGAACGCGGGCTCGATGATGTATTCCGCCGCCATCTCCTGCAAACAGGCCACGCACAGCCGCGCTCTGGCCACGCGCCAAATGCCTTTATCCATCCAGCGCCTCCTCGGCCTCCTGCCACGTCAGCCCGTGTTCCCTTGCATAGCGGGAGATACGTCCCCACTTGTGTTCCTTGTGTACGTAGTCCCGCATCCACGCGTCCTTTTTGTCACACACCTGCTGCGCAGTGCCGGGAAGCGCAGCCGTGTGGCTTGCAAGCTCCGCCACGCGCTGTTTTATCTGCCCGACAACAGGGGGAAACCCTTTGCTGTCAGACGCGATAAACGCCCTCACAGCCGCAGCAACGGTGTTGTAGCTGTCCTCGGCGAATATATCCGCCCACAGCGCCACCACGCCCTCCGCGTCCTGCCGCGTCATACCTCGGTAAAAGTTCGGGTATGCAGCCTGCAAAACGGCCATGATCTTCAACGTCTCGCCCTGTGTCATTGCCTCTCCTCCAGCATCTCCAGAAACACGTTGCCGCTTGCCTTGCTCACTGCGCCGTGGTCATCCTTCCAGCGCGTTTCCCAGTTCCGCACGGCGGCTTTCCAGTCCTTCATGCGGTTTTTGCCGACCATCCAGCCCTTCTGCTGGTAGAACGACACAAAGCGCTCTGCATTGACGTGATAGTCTTTCTCGCTGACATACGCTGCCACGTCGTCAACGGTCGGCGGTGTGAAGCGCGCCGCGCGTGTATCACTCACACCGTTAGGTGGGAGTGAATTGGTTTTGGTTTTGTCTTTGGTTTCGGTTTTGTCTTTGGTTTGGTACGTTTCGTATACGGTCGTATCCGTTCGTATACCATCGTATACGGTCGTACCATCCTGACGTGCATATCGTTTTTCTATGTTGCGTTGGTTCTTTGCGCATCGCTCGTCATACGCCGCTTTCGCCCTGTTTATATCGTCCGCAATAAAATCAAATGCGATCGACTCCCGTCCCGTAAGTTCCTCCGTCTCTCCAGTCTCGCCATATTCCAGCAAAGACCGTACAAGCCGACCTACCTCTTGATCTGAAAGTTTCTCTAATTTCTTGCGATAACTGTAATAAAAGGGAATGTACTCAAGAGCCACTATGCGCCCCCCCTTAGTCCATAAGGGGTGGATCCTTCTTCATCGCCCCGATGACGTAAACGCCGCGCTCCTTGTCCAACGCCACCTGCACGGTGTAGTCCGTCAGTGCCTGCGTCACCAGCTTCGCAGGGATCTCCAGATGGTAGCCCCACAGTGTGTCGCAGTCCTCACGCTTCTCGCCGAACTGTACGGCACAGGCAGCGTAGTGCGCATCCATGCCGCGCCTGAACGCCTCGTTCACGCTCTCCGCGTCCTCGATGTGCTGCCTCTGGCGCTGTACGATGTTTTCCAGGTGCCGATTCTGCCGCCGCAGACCCTTGATCTCATCCTGCATCTTTCCCATTCTTTTCTTCCTTTCTCTCGTACTCGTCCGTCAGGTGCCGTGCGATGGTGCAACGCTCCCACGCACCGGCACAGAATTGATTCATGAAGCGGGATGCCGCGCCGCCCGTCTCGAAGCTGACGCGGCTTCCGCCCTCGCAGCAGACCCGCCGTTTCTCGCTGCTGGTGAAGTAGGGGCAGGTGTACCGCTTGTGCCAGTAATCCATGCCGCTTACCCCTCCCATCAGAACGGTATGTCGCCGTCCGCGTCAAAGTCCTCGTCCACATCCACGAACTGTCCGCCACCGTATCTATTGGCGCCGCTGTCCGCGTCCTTTTTGGCGTCGCCAAAGTAGATGTTGTCCGCCAGCACCTCGGCGTTCCGGCGCTTGTTGCCGTCCTTGTCCGTCCAGTCCCGCAGCTGCAAGCGCCCCTCCACCACGGCCATGCGGCCCTTGGTGAAATACTTGGATACAAACTCGGCGGTGTTGCGCCACGCCACCACGTCAATAAAATCCGTGTCCTTGGTGCCGTCCGCGTTCTTAAAGTCGCGGTCTACTGCCATCGTGAAACTGGTGACAGCGGTGCCGTTCTGCGTCCTGCGCAGTTCCGGATCGCGGGTCAACCGGCCCATGATAAAAATCTTGTTCAGCATTTCAAATCTCCTCTCATAAGTAGCTTTTTCCGAACTCGCGGCGGAAGTCCTCCTCCGTCCAGCCCTGCTCCTCCATTGCCTTGAGCTGCCCGTACCGCCTCAGACGCCGCATCTGGTCGCCGTTCTTGTGTACCGCGCCGCGCCCGTTCCGGTGGCAGCGATTGCCGCACAGGTACACCACAAGACCGTACTTCTCGCTCTTCTTACGGTTTGCGCCGCCGAGAATGTGGTGGCGCTCCAGCGGGTCACTTGGGTCGTTCCGCCCGCACAAAAAGCATCGCTTGTCGTTCATACGCTCACTTCTCCCCACCGGCTCACAAGGGCATCCAGCTCTCGCGGCGTCATGGTCTCGATGCCGACATCCCGGCAGTCCTGCACGATGGCATCTATCAGCCGCGCCATCTGCTCCGTGTCGTATACGGAGCTGCCGTACCAAACGGTCACGTTCACGCAGCCCTTGATTTTGCTGGGGCCGGTATCGGTCATCCATCCGATACCGTTCCGTTCCCAGCTCCGGCAGAACGCCTCCGCCGCCTTTTCCCGCAGGCACAGCACCTCGCTCACGCCGCCGATGCTCTGTATCTCCTGCCGGTATACCTTCTCTCTCGCAACGCCGTAGTGCGCCGCCAGCTTGTCCAGCAGCACCCACGCATACCCGTTGGCATCGAGGCTCCGGCCCTTACCCTTGATGGTGGCGGTGTAATCCTTGCCCGGCTTCAGCGCATCGCAGACCTCCATCGCCGCCTCCGGAGACTTCACCCGCAGGCAGAGCCACGCACCCTCGCTGTCCTGCGACCAACGCGCCGCGTCAACCGTTATCTGCCGCATGGTTGTTCTCCGCTCTCATGCAGCCCCAGCAGAGCCGCTTGCCGTACTTCTTTACCGCGTTCTCTACGATCTCGTTTGTGGGATACACACGATCCCCGCATTTTACCGGCTTGATGGGCAGTCCGCAGCACTCACACAGCACCGGCGTCTCCTGCTTGCTCTCCGGCTTGTCATACTTGCTCTTGTCCGCGTCCCAATATACGTCCGCGCCAAATCCAAGCGCCTTACAAGCCACAGAGATAGCATCCGTCAGCGCCATCTTGAAGCACTCGTCGGAGGTGTAAGGCCCGTTCTTCTCCTTCGCCACGAATGCACTGCCGCCCGTGCCGGGGATCGCGTCAGACCACACGCCGTCGGCCTTTACAAACAGGTCAATGTCCAGAAATGCGGCTACTTCTCCATTCGCGCCCTGCTCAAGCCGCTTGTCAGTGATGACGTATTTCCATCCAAAGCCGCAGGGGCCGAATTTCTCTGTCAGCGCCTTAATGCGCCACATGGGGTTGATGTCGGTCTTGCCCTTCAAGCGGCCCGCCTCGATGCGCCTTTTTGCGCTGTCCGGCACACTGCGGACTTCGTTGTAGATCGTCAGATTATCCATCACTTCACCCCCATGTTCGACCGCTCGCACAGCTCCGCGCCGGCCACAGCCACGCCGGACTTGAGCAGCGGCGCAATGTCCGTCTTACTCACCGTCGGCTGGGAATAGGTGATCTTGCCGTCGTACCCGTTGTCCATGCACCACTGCACCACCGCGTCCATGTCGGTGATCTCCACCGCCGTGCTCTTGCGATATGTCACGGCACATTTGGCCGTCCGGAATGCCGCGCCGCCCAGCGCCTTCTCTGCGTAGTCCAACAGTTTCTCCCTCTTGCACTCCAGCTCCTTTCGCCGCTCGGCAAGCTCCTTCTCCTCCTCGCGGATGGCCTTTGCCTCCGCCGCCAGATTCTTTGTCCAGCAGAGTACGCCCTCGATTTTGGCGTCCCGCGCCATTTGCAGCGCCTCGAACGCATCAAAATCCAGCACCTCGCCGGTTTCCTGGTCAATCAGGCTCTCCAGTTCCTGGTCGATGTGATACAAACTCATACTCATTTCTGTTCCTCCCATGCGTCCCTCGCTTCAATGCAGCAATCGCACCCCACGATGGCGCCGTCCTTGTTCTTGTAGTAGGTGTCCGTCTCCTCCCCGCACACGGGGCAGACGGGCATATCGTAGTCCTTCGGCTCTAAGGGCCGCTCCGGCTCCCAATACTGCATCACGCTTCTCATACCGGTCGACCCGCCGCTTTCAGCACGTCCCGCATCGGCTTTCTGGCCTTGAGGATGGACATGGCTCGCGCCGTGTCCCGCCTGTACTGCCGGTACAGGTCTCCCAGTTCCTCCGTCTGGTAGTATCCCTCGCCGTCGTTGCAGATCATCACGCCCTGCCGCTTGGCTTCGCTGACGGCCTTGCGCATCATCCGGTCAGAGGTCTGCATCGCTGCCGCCAGCTCCGCACGGCTGATGGCGTTTCGCCGCCCGTGTGGGATCAGCGCCGCAATGCGCTCCGTTTCCGCCGTACGCTGGGGGATGTCGGCCTTGTCCTCGTCGCCGTACAGATATGTTCGGCTGGTACGCAGTGCCGCCTCCAGCGCCGTCATGACCTCCTCCGTGGGCAGACACACGCCGTTTTCAAACCGGCTCACCATGCTCACGTCCATCCGTGGGTCTGCCAGCTTCAGAATGCCGCTGACCGCCTCCTGCGTCAGCCCCAGCTCCAGCCGCCGTTCCTTCAGTCGGTTCATCTCCCATCCCTCTTTCTTATCGCCTTTTTGGTGCTCTCGCGCATTATGCTGTTCATTCTGTAAAAACCAGCCTCGCTGTACGATGCGTAGCGTTTCGCCTTGTCAGCCTCAACGTCCCGCCGGAACGCTTTGTAGTCCTCGCACTCCCCGTGGCACCTTGCGTGTCTGCGCTGGCAGCCCTTGCAGGGCGAAGCCGTCCGGTTCACCAACTCGATCATTCCCACTTCACCTGCGCTTTCACCACACCGGCCTGCGCCGCATCCTCATGGCTCATCAGCACGTCCACCGTGTAGCCGTACACTCCGGTGTCGGCGGCTATGTACTCCTTGCCGCCGATGGTCACGGTGCTGCCCAGCGGGATAATGTCCGGGTCAACTGCCACCGCCTCGCCGATGGTCACCCACCGTCCGGAGGCCGTCAACACCTGCCCTGCCTCGTTGCGGTTGATGTCCGCATAGGGCGTGCAGCAGGCGCAATAGCCGGTGATGTCGCAGACCAGCAGATTCTCCGGCGGCTTTGCGGCGGACAGCACCGCCGCCTGCACCGCAGCGGGCAGGGGAGGGGGGACGTCCTCCGGCTCCTGTGCCTCCGGCAGCGTCAGCGCCCAGAGGAGGATGCCGATGATCAGCAGGACCATCAAAGCGTTGAGGACCCAGAGCCGCCTGTTCCACCGACGCTCCCAGCAGCGCTGGGAATACTCCCGCGCCCGCCTGTTCCGCTCTCTCATCGTCCCAGCGCCTCCACGCCCTTGACGATGGCCCAGCTCAGCCACGCCGCGCCGATAAACGCCAGCGCCCATGCAAACCACGTCATGTCGTTTCCTCCTGCCGAATGTACTCGACCTCGATAATTTCCATTCCGTTCTGCCGTGCCCATAACATCACGGCAATTTCAGCACATGTCATAATCTCTTGCCTTTCCTCTGCGGTTGTGATATACTGTCCGCAGAACATTTTGGTAGATGTTTCGGAGATGCCTCGTTCGGTGTGTCAGCACCGGGCGGGGCTTTTTCTTACCCATTCTCGGCGCGTTTGGCGATAATGCTGTCAATCGCCATTTCGATACGCTTCTTTGCGTCCGGTGGCTTTCGATGCCCATTCAGCAGCATACTCACATAAGGCCGGGAAACGCCAAGCTCTGCCGCTACCTCGTCGTATGTGATTTCGTGAACGTGCATCTTGCCGACCAGTTTGCCTGTCCAACTCTCCAGCAAATTTAGCCCTCCTTTGTTTTTTTGGTGCGCCGCAGGCGAGAATAGTTGCGGTATTCCCGCCTGCGGCTAAATTTGTGGTTGCAAAAGTTAACAAAGTATGCTACTATGTGCTTGCAGGTGACGTCACGACGTCCCTGCTGGGGCTCCGGTGTCCGTTGCGGGAGCATCGGAGCCTCGTTAACTACCGTACCTTCAAGCAATAAAGTAGCGTTGACACGGATACAATGTATCGGGGTCTGGTTTTTTGTAACGTTTTTCAAGCCACAAGCCCATTATAAACCTAACAAAGTTAACAGTCAAGCCAAATTGTAAAGTTTGTTAAGTTTTGTCGTGTTGCACAAAATGGAGGGCTTATTTTTGTTTTATTCTAACTATGTGAAACTATGCAGCAAAATTAACAAGTCTCCGTCTGCCGTGGGGGAAGAATTGGGTTTTACCAGGGCGTCTGTAACCGGATGGGGGAACGGTGCAACTCCACGGAAATCGTCTCTTATAAAAATTGCCGATTATTTTGGCGTTACCGTCACAGAACTGATGTCCGGAGTAGGCGAACAAGAAAAAGCCCACGCCACAAAGGGCGAGGGCTCAAAAGAAGCTGCATCAAACTTTATTAAATCTACAAATGATCGTGCGGCGTTGTTGGCTCTTATCAACGAAGCCACGAAGAAACTACAGGAGCTGGAGTAATGCCTACACTATATCCTACCGATCCGCAAGACTGGCTGCGAACGGAAGCGGAACGGAAAGACAAGGAACAGGAACGCAAAGAAAAAGCCGACAAGGAACGCCGCGAGAAAACACGGTTTATTATTACAACTGTTCTTTCGGCTGTTGCGGCAATCGCTGCTGTTGCAGGAGTGATAATTCAACTTGCTTGAGCGCGATCAGCGTATCAAGTTTGTCTGTAATTCCCTTTAGGCCAAACACAACATCGTTGATCTGGCCTTTCATAATAATGCTGTTTTCAGCCAGCCTATCAATGTAAATCTCGTAGTCCTTGCTCATAGCACACCTCTTTCTTTTAACGTACTCATAATATCAGCGCAGTCCTCATCGGAAAGCTGGTCGATTTTTTTAAGGGCTATTCTCCGCAACGTTTCAATATCACATTGCGCCAATGCATCTGTTTTTATTATACCACAGACGTTGGCATTTGTACAATAACTCATTTCTCTCCCCTTTCTCAATTTGACATATTATTTTCTCGGTGTACAACTAAGTTAGTACACTTATAGTTACGTACAAGCTGTTTGTTGCCTACAAATGGGCAACAAATTAAAAAATATTTCAGGGGGAAGTGTTTATATGTGGGCCTTTGTTAAATAGCCCCGCTGCTCCCGCAACGGACAGCGGGGCTATTCTCGCCGGTGGCCTCCTGGCTTTCCGGCTGCACGTTCACACTAACAAATCAGGGTTTGGCAGGGCAATACCAAATTCGGATAATTACCGTTTGCGGCAAACCAGAATTGGAATTCTCCTGCCCGAAAAAGGAGTAAAAGGGGAAAATGGTAAAAACGTTGCAGGATTTGTGCAGGGATGCAAAAGACCGACAGAATTTAACTATACAAGATTTGTCCGACATGACGGACATTTCAGCATCAACCATAAGCAATTTTTTCTCCGCGTCATCAAAGGAGCCGAGCGTGTACAAAATGGGTTTAATTTGTGCCGCGCTTGGCGTTTCAATGGATGAATATTTCGGGATTGAAAAAGAAGTGACGACAGAAGATGAGTTAGCACAAGCCAACGAAAAGCTGGCGCACCAAAAGCAGCTGCATGATGCCGATGTGCAGATAGCCCATCTTGAGGGCGGCATGGAGCAGATGGCAAAAACCATTAACTACCACCGCAAGAAATCGCGGGACACAAAATTTGCTATTTATGGCCTTACGTTTTTGTGCGCCATATTTATGGCTGTTATCTTGGGATATATCTTTTTTGACTACCGTATCCCCCACCAGGGGCTTATTCAGGGCGGAGAGGCCAGCATATTCGCATGGATCGTCTTTTTGCTGCTTGCAGTCGGTATTGGCTTTTTTGCCGCTGTTTTGATGATGTATTTTCGCTATGCAAAAAAGTATACATTGTCGCCAGATAAGGGAGGAGATGAACAATGAATGTAGTATTGCGGGCAGCATTATACCCGCGTGTGTCCACAGAAGAACAGAAAAAGTTTGGCCTGTCTATTCACGATCAGCAGAACGACCTCGAAGAATACGCCAAAGCCCACAATATGAAGGTGGTAGGCGTTTTCCAGGATGCCGGGTTTTCCGCCAGAAAAAAGATTGAAAAGCGTCCCGCCATGCTTCAACTGCTGGAAGCCGTAAAGCATGATGAGGTAGACATTATTCTTGTCACAAAGCTGGACCGGTGGTTTCGCAACATCGGCGAGTATTACAAAGTGCAGGAAATCCTTGAAGCCCACAACGTGTCGTGGAAAACGATTTATGAGGACTACGACACGTCTACAGCCGCAGGCCGGTTGAAGATTAACATTATGCTTTCCGTAGCACAGGACGAAGCTGACCGCGCCAGTGAACGCATAAAAAAAGTGCTTGATGCAAAAAAAGATCGAAATGAGGTTTGCACCGGTCATCTGCCGAAAGGCTACAAAATTGAAGGGAAATTTGCTGTTATAGACAAAGAGACAGAACCGGTTATACGCAGATATTTTTCTACATTTTTGGAAACCGGCTCCATAACAAAAGCGATGGACGCAGTACCGGAATTAAAACTTAAATACCAAACGGCCAGCCAAATGTTGGACAACCCCGGATACATGGGCGACTGGCACGGGATAAAATTGCCCCCGTATTTAACACCGCAGGAATTCCAGCGTGTGCAAGGCTTACGAACGAGAGTGACACGAAAATCCCCTTACAATCGAACGTATATTTTTTCGGGGCTGATAGTCTGTGGAGAATGTGGACGCAGAATGACCGGGCATCCATCTCCACGGCCAAGCGGGGCGTGCTCTTACTCTTACTATTGTCAAGGGTCTGCCCAGAGGAAAGGATGCAACAACGGTAATTTTACTGTTGAATGGAAAATCGAAGATTATCTGCTGTCGACAATAGACGAACAGATACAGATCAAATTGCAAGCCAAGCCGCGGCAAGAACCCAAAGCAAACCAAGATGTGCAATTAAAGGCTTTACAAAAAAAACTATCCAAGTTGTCAGAGTTATATATAGACGACATGATTTCAAAGGCGGACTACTCAAAAAAGTATGCAGAACTGACATCACAAATGGATGAGCTTACACAAGTAAAATCACAAAGCCGCGCACCAGAAGAAATTGCAACCTTATTTTCCGCAGGATGGCAAGAAATATACAAACAACTTAACAAAGAAAATAAACAAGCATTTTGGAAACTCAAAATAAAAGAAATCCGGCTATACAAAGACCGCCGGATTGAATTTGATTTTCTGTAAGTACTTAGTTTCTATAACCCGTTAGGTTACAGCAAACTAAGTACACAAGAATATCCCCCGCCAAAACAGGCGGGGGATACTTTATCCTCGCATCTTTCGCATCACGTTATCATACATTCGCGCGTTGGTTACTTTCAGCGCATCCATCAACTCGTCCACTATGGCCCACGCCTGTTCCGGCGCGCGGGATGATACCGCTTGCATAAAGTCACTGTCACCGTCTACCACATCAGGAGCCGGTGCGCTGGAATACATAGCCACCGGTGCAGGGTTTCTCTGCCCTTTGTGCTGGTTTTGTATAATGTACAGCGCGGCCAACTTCTCGTAATTCGGCCAGCTTGACTGTTCCGTTTCCAGTCTGGCTATCCAGGCTTTAAGTTCCTTTTCGTCGATCAAGGGGAATTACCCCCTTTCAGCCCTCCACGGCATCCATACACCGCTGAATGGCGTTGCGGATAGTATCATCATCCGCATTGTCCAGCATCTCTTGCAGCTGGCGCTTCATGTCATCCTTTGCGCCATCACGGCTGTAATGGCCGCGCACATAATGGGTGCCGCGCCGTGCGTAAGAGCTGCCGCCGCCGTAGCTGTCGCGGGAATATCCGCGCTGGGAATGATCGCCGTCACGAGAATAGCGCCGCTGCGAGTAATCGCCGTCGCGGCTGTATCCTTCGCCCTCCATCATCTCGATTTTGTCGATGTTCTTGATGGTGCTTACCAGCTTATGCGCGATGTCCAAATCACCTGCGCCAAGTTCGCCTTTGTGGGCGATCTCGTCAAGCTCCTTGCAAAGCATATCGCGCAAATCGTACATTGCTTTCATACTCATAGTTTACTCCTTTCAGCTTACGCGGTCAACGGTCAAGTTGGAGTTAGCGAAATTGATTGCCTGTGTGCTGGTGTTCTCCATAGCCACAGTCAGGCAACAGCCCTTCGGCACCTCCACAATGGCGCTGACATAAATGTTGAAATAGTTTTCCACGGCGGCGGGGGTAACGGTCGCCACGGCGCTGGTCAGTGGTTCACCGTTGATAGCCAGCGCGGCGGTAATAGCTTCCACCGTGCCGCCGGTAGGGATAGCGATGTTGCCGCCAAAAGCTACGCGAAAACGTGCCTTGCACTGGTTTGTCAACCCGCGCAAAGTTACGATGCCTGCTCCGGCTCGATGCACGATGCACGGCTTGTTGTTGACCGCAGTTTCCGTCAGGGGAACGTTCTGCCCAGCAGCAACGGTCTGAATTGCCGCAGAAGTAAATTCTGCCATTAAAATCATTCCTTTCTCAGTTAAAATAAGCGGCGGAGCTATTGCCCCGCCGCGTTGGTGTCAGTATCAGCACGGGGCTGAACAGTTCGGAAATTCCGAACAGCTGGTGCTATGCAGTTGTCAGCAGCCGCAGCCGGTTCCGCATCCGCCATAGCTGCTGCCCGCCCAAGGATTACAAGTGATGTAAGCTGGGGTGGGGCAAGGGCGCAGCTGGGAGATCAGGTAGTTGTTCTGCGCAGCCTGAGATGCGGCAAGGCGCAGCTCCTGATTGGCACTTTCCAAATCGCGCATCTTGTTCTGCGTCAGGAAGTCAAGGATAGCGCGGCTATTCTGGTTCTGGTTGTCGATGATGTCACGCGCAGCGGTGTTGACCGTGTTGCGAGTATCGCAAGCCTGCGTCGCCATGTCGTACCGCACCTGGGCGATAGCCGCCCGGTTCTCGCAGCAGCACTCCTGGTTCTGCATCTGCATGGCGGTGAACTGCTGCATGAGCGCCGCCTGCTGGTTGCTGCGGGAAAGCTCGGCCTGTGCAAAGCCGTTTGCCATCGCCATGTTGGTGCCGTTGACAAGCTGCGCCTGCTGGTAAAATCCGTCGCAAAGTCCCTGATTTACACTGTCGATTTTGCGCTCGACATTGGCAAAATCAGAGGTCAGAACATAACCGTCCATCACGCCGTTGCCGCCGCCACCGAAGCCGAAGCCGTTACCCCAGCCGCCAAACGCGGCGAAAATGAGGAACAGCACGATCCACCACGCGCCATCGCCGCCCCAGCCGAAGCCGTTACCGTTGCCGGTGTTGGCAGGAGCCACAGGCATAGTCAGCATGGTGCCGTCAGAGGAAAGAGACATAGTATCACTCCTTTTGAAAAAATATTTATATCAAACCGTGGCCACGATTTTGATTACTTGAAAAGCCCCTGAAATTGGTTCGCCATTGACTGTATCTTGTTCAACTGATCTTGTGAGATTTTGCCGCTTTGCAGCATCTTCTCTACTTCCGCTTTTGGGTCGCCTTTAAAACTTGCCTTGAACTGCTTAAACTGCTGCAATAGCTGGGGAAAGCCGCCCATCGGCCCCGGCATCTGCCCGCCGCCCAGCGCATTAAAAAACGGGTTGTTACTCATCGTCTTCGTCCTCCTCAACTTTGCGCTTCTTCTTGCTCTTCATTTCGCCCACAAGCGCCGCCAGCGCGTCGAACTCCTTACGGGTCACATATTCCTGGGCGGGGGCTTTCTGCGCGTCAGGAGCGCTTGCAAGGCGTTCCACAAGGTCATACGTCTTGAGCGTCGGTTTGCCGCTTGCGTCGGCCTGTTTAAGGTACACCACGGGAGCCGTGCTGTCCCACAGCGCAATGGCGGAGTTGGGTGCAATCAGCCAATTCTCCGCCTCCGGCCTACCAGCTACCCACTGTACGCCGCCCTGCGCCACCGGGTTCTGCATGGGTGGGATTTGCGGTATCTGCGGCGGCATGGTCTGCATCTGCTGCTGCCGAAGCTGGGCAAGGTTGTCCTGCATTGGCTGCGGGTAATAAGGGTTGAAATACGGGTTAAATGCCATAGTTACGCCTCACTTTCTTTTTGCCAGTAATACAAAACAATTTCGTTTTCGCTGTTCCAGCTGTCGTAAATTACGCCGTCCTGCACGCACACGACGTGCCCGGATAGCGCAAGGATAAACGTCCCCTCCGGGTGTTCATCGGCGAACCTACCGACTGTGTAGCAATCCGGGCAAGTATCCGGAACCATGTACCGCCGGTAGCCTATCCGCCGCAGATACGCGCCCCACACGGCGTTGGCCGACGGCATGTCACCATCCAGATAACCCTGCACCGCCATAGCAAGGTACGTTTCGCCCCACTCTTTCCCGGTGGCTTTTGAAATAGCCCGAACGGTGCAGTCTCCCACATTTTTCCCGTGTGGGTTTTCGTTGAAGTAGCTATACATGCGCCGCCACTATTTCTATCACCCGTACATAAGCTTTCAGCCCCGGAAGGTCATCTTGATGCGCCCAAATGATGTCCTCCGCCATCTGCTGGGTAAATCCCAGCGACACCAGCTTTTCGGCCATGCAAGCACCTCCGTTTCTTGCAATAAGCGTAACAAAAAACTGCCCCCGCAAAGGGGCAGTTAAAGGTCACAAAGAGGTCGTTAATTGGCGAAATATTTACTTGTACAAATCCGCAATTACAATGTATAATAAATTAGCCCTTCCGGAATGCCCCCCGGATGGCATCTTCCCCATTCATTTGCCCGGTTCTCCCCCTGCCGGGCGTAAACAGAGAAACCGCACCGTTTAGGTGCGGTTTCTCTCTTCGTCTGCAAACTTTTGGTACGCTCTCCGGCGGCATCGCTTTACTGTTTCTGGTGAAACATTCAGCATAAGCGCTGTCTCACAATAGCTTTTCCGTTTCACATCGCACTCAATTACGCACACCGCTTCATCTGGTGGAAGCTGTACGCTCATGATGTATGCAATCGCTCTTTTGGGGGACATCGTTTGCAATTTGCGCCGTATCTGCTTGTGGTAATTGTCCATAACACGGTAATAAGCCGTGAGCTTGCGGGACTTTACGCCGGGGAAAGAGACGGCTTGTCGTAGCTCTTTCCCGCCCAGCAGATTGATTTTACATTTTTATGTGTTGCCTTACCGCCCCAGCAGCTTGCCCCAGGTGCCGCGGCCTGCGATGCCGTCCGCGCCCAGCCCGTACTTGGTCTGGAACTTCCGCAGTGCCGCCTCGGTTCCGCCGCCGAAGTCTCCGTCCGCACCTGCCGCGCCGCACGAGTAGCCGTAGGCGATGAGCGCCGCCTGCAGCGTCTTGACATCCGCGCCCTGCATCCCGCGCCGCAGCATCCGCACCTTCATGTTAAGCTCCACGGCCTGCACGTCGGATTCCGGCTCCCCGCCGTAAGCGATGGCGTCAAACGGGAAGTGGGTCCCCGGACACCCCGTGGCGTTGACATCGCTGTGCTTCTGCACTTTTCTGATGCCGTACTTCTGCTTGAGATACGCCACCAGCTCCGCGCCTGCCTGCCGCTGGACCGCCGGCATCTGCTCCGACATGAAATTGCCCTCGAAGCACACACCGATGCTGTCGTAGTTGTTGCTGCCCGCATGGGCACCCAGCACGTCCTCCGGCCTGCCGCGGTAGATGGAGCCGTCCTTCCGGACAAAAAAGTGGTAGCCGATGCCCGCCCAGCCATTGGCCAGGTGCCAGCTGTGGATCTGCTGGGCTGTGCAGGTCTTGGCGGCGGCGTGGTGCAGGATGATCCTGGTCGTGGACTGGCGCTTGACCAGCGTACCGCCCCAACGGTAAGTAGTCTCAATGATTCTCATTATCATCCACCATGCCTTCCGTCTCGACCGGCACGCCCTTGTTGTACTGGGCCGTGCTGATGCCCAGCAGGGCGCCCAGCAGCGCCGTCACAGCGGAGATAGTCATGGCCACCTGCTCGGCATAGGGCCAGCCCCAGACCGGTGCCAGCGCCACGTAACACGCGCTCAGCGCGGGCAGTGCGATCATGACCAGCCATTTCAGGATGTCGTATACCTTGTTGTTCAGCTTCATAACAAATTCCTTTCCGGCCTGTCGGCCTGTTCCATTTTTGTCTCACCGTATGGGCAACTTCCGCACTTCCTCCATGACGCGCCGTGCGCTGCCGTTGCCGCCCATCTCCTCATACGGCTCATAGAGATACACCTGCAAATTCTCGTACTCGTCCTGTGTGACGTAGCCCCGCTCAATGTACACCATGCCGAGGTGGATGATGCGGTCGTGGGCCAGTCCCACCAGCATCTTCCGCTCCGCCTCGTCGGACTTGCTGCGCTTGGCTGTCAGCTCCATCCGCTTCAGGATCACCTTGCTCACCACGCCCCACAGGGCGGTGGAGGTCAACAGTGCCACAAGAAGCGGCACCGCCACCTGCGTCCACACTTCCATCAGATCACCTCCTACAACTCGGCGCTGAGCACGATCTGTGCCCCTTGCCGCATGAACAGGGCGTAGGTCTCGCCCGCCGTCAGGCCGCTGGCCGTAAAGATCAGGCTCCGCATGCTGCAAGCCCCGCCGGTCTGCATTGCCCAGCCGCCTGTGACCTTGGTGACATCCTTCGGGGCGTTGGAGGTCTTTCCCACCTTGAACAGCGATACGCCGCCGGTGGGGATGGTGGGCGTAGGCGATTTGCGCATGGGCACCGCCAGCGGGATAGGCACCCACAAATCGACAGTGTTGTTGGCGTACCCGATGGCCACTCCGTTACCGGAGGTGTCGTAGGGCGTGGAGATGATCTGAAGATATCTCATGCACTTGGTCAGCTCCTCGCCGTAGTCGGGGATCTCGTTCAGCACCCACACGCCATTCTCCTGATGTGCCAGCGTCTGCTGGGAGCCAATCTCCAGCTTGACGGCAATAACGCCCACGGTATACCCGTCAAATGCTCTGAGCATTACTTTGGTCGCGTGCTCCTTGCTGTGCTGCAGGCATGCATATCCGGTGTTATTTCCGTTAACTGCGAAATATTTGACCCCGATATTCTCGTCCGCAGTAATAGCAGACAGCTCATCCTTGCTGGGGACGGTCGCGGTGGCGAAGTATAGTCCCGTCGTCGTCAGTGCTGATATCGTGACCTGTTTTTCGCACAGGCTATACGGTTCTTCCAGAATCTGTTCGATCAGTGCGTTCTGCGACAGCTCGATATAACCGTCTTTAATGGTAGTGACATTAGGGGTTACAGCTTCGGCTTTCCACCTGTCGATTCCATACCCCGCGCCGCTGTACACCGTCTTGCCCCGCTGATTCACCGGATTCCCAAAGTACCAGTTGTCCAGCAGATTCCGGTTCCACGGCCTCGCCTTGGCAGAGATGACGCTGCCGCTGATGGAAATGTTCTCTCCGGGGGTCAAGAGCGGCTGTTTTTCTTCGCCCAACGTATCCAGCTTTGCTTCCACGCTGACGCCCCCGCTTGTGGTAATGTCCGCAGCGGTCAGTACCACGTTGCCGCTCTCGTCCGGAGATTTGTCGTTGACCGTACTAACAGACCCCGCACCGTCAATGCCCATTCTCGCCACGGAGTAGCTGACGGTGGGGCTTCCGGTGTTGAACGTGGTGGTGACTCTCGTCCACAAATATTTGCCCTGCGGTACGGTGGGGATTGTCGTACTCCAACTGCCACTGGGGACAATCGTCCCAGAATCAGATACCATGTACTCAACCGTTGTACCCGTCACAGTGGCGGCGGCTCCGGTGTCGCCCTTTTCACCCTTGATTTGATACCACGTGTATTGCTGCCAGTCATCAGGGGCTTCTGTTGCCGTGCCGGAATACACGCCCATCCACGCATCCGGCAGGTCGCCCATGCTGTGGCTGGACGCCGTGGGCTGCTGGCTGGCGTATTTGATCCAGACGTGACTTGCCTCGCCAGTATCCCCCTTCGCGCCGTTGGCCACCGCGAACGTAAAGTATGTGCCGTCCGACCGGGTGAAGCGGTACGTATCCACCAGCCCCACCGTAGACAGCTTTTCGAACGCTGTCAGGCCGTTTCCGTTGGTCACGGTAAAGGTTTTCGTGGTGGTGTCGGCCAGCGTAATGGTGTAGGTGTCCACAAGCCCATCCGTACCAGTTTTGGCAATATTGGAAATACCACCGTGACCGTCAGCCGCCGCCGTCAGCCAGTTTAATAGCGTCTGCCCTTGCAGGCGCTTTGCCGTGCCGTCCTGTTCCAAAACGAACATGTCCGTTGACTTGATCTGCTCCGCTGCTACCAGCTCGGATATCGCTTTATCAGCCATTGTCAGCGTCCTCCTTGTTCTCAGTATTCATCGCCGCCGTCAGCGCTTCCAGCGCATTGATACACGCCAACAGCCGGTCAAGGTTGCTTTTACCCCGCACCTCCACACCATTCAGCGTAGTGATGACGGCAGATAAGGTTTCCTTCATGTGCATTATTTCTCCCCCTCATACGGTCGCCGCAGCGCTACGCGCACGGCGCTGGAATCGTTGTAGGCGTATTCCACACCAATAATCTTTGTGTAGCCGTCATAGACTGCCGTTTTGCCGCCTGCAATGTATTCCATGTGCCGCGTGTTGGCGGACACGCTGAACGCAGTTAAAGCGTCTAGCAGTGTCACACCCAGAATATCCACGTACAAGATACCAACAGCTGCTAGGCCACAAAAGGGGCATTTATAAATAGTTCCGTTATTTATTTTGAATTTGTCCATTTTATTACCATCCTCCGCTGTATCAATAACGTACATATCCGTCACTTAGGAATAAGGACTTCCCTTGAAAATTTAGTCCCTTTAGGGCATTCACAATGTTTGAGGCTAGTTTATCTATAACAGCGTTTCCGGCGAAAACTTTATTAGCATAGATCACATCCGCAAAGTAACCGTTGATTGTGTCATTACATGTGCTTGGGTGGACTGACCCGGACGTGATATGCCTGTTCACAATGGCATCTGTTCCGATCTGACCGCCGCCCACAGAAAAGCTTGCAAGTCCCGCTCCGTCAAAATACCCAGCGTTGCCGCCGTAGTCGATGCTCCCAGCCTGCACCGTTCCCAAAAATTTGCCGCTATAGGCGGTCAGATTGCCGCTGCTGTCAACCGTGAAATACTTGCCAAGCTGGATACCGTTTGGGCCAAAATAAATGCCGTTGGTATTCGTGCCGCCCCATGTCTGGCCGTTGGTACTCAGATATCCGTCTTTGATCGTCAAGCCACCAATAACGCCGCTGGTGGCGGTGATTTTACCCGTAACACTCAGCCCGCTTTTATCGGCTTTCAGCACCGTCCCGCCGTTGCTGGTCAGCGTCCATCCGTCCACTGTCAGGCTCCATCCGAAACTCGCATTATCTCCGCCCTTGCGGTCTACCTTGGCGCTGATTTCCCCGGCCTGAATGTTTAGCTCCGCCCGCAGCGTCTCGTCGTCCGCTTTTCGCGCCTCCACCTCCGCACTGATTTGGTCGGCAATAACAAGTAGGTTTGCTTTAGTCTCCTTATATTGCCGCTCCGCTTTCCGTATAGTAGGGGACTTGTATTCGTACTTATAGTTGATTTTTTCCCCACCCGGGGCGGAAATATTGGCCGTATATAAAGGCCCATGCAAAATATCTTTTTTATAAATGCCACCGTATACGCTTCCACCGGAAAATGCGTCACCGAGTTCTACCGCAGGGTTAATATGTGCGCCTGATGCCGTATACGGTTGATACTGGAATCCTCGGACGCTCGACAAGATTTTATTTGCCATTTCTTGTGTGCCCCACGGGCAAAACAGTTTCAGCGTTTGTCCTGTATCGGTGCCTGCGTTATATTCCATTTCGTCTGATACGGAAATCGTGACCTTGGAATATCCATCAAACGTGTTTTGCTTTTCTAACGATGATACGTTTTTTCTTACGTTTATTACATCAGACAACGATTCTGTCACCTCCAAACGTTATGGCAAATCCAGCATTGTCGATCAGGTATCTCGTTTCCTTCGGTATGTCCCAAAAACAAACGAGTTGCAGTTCTCCGGTTTCACTCATGATAAAGCAGCCTGCATACATTGCTGCAATATACGACAAATACTCTCGGCACGAATATGTAGTGTTATATTGCACGAGGTATTCGTTTTTCATTGCGTTTTTTGTGCGTTTATCCACCGTAACGCCAAGAGCCGATGCGATTTCCCTTACAACATCGATGTCCTTTGCAGGCCACGTTAGATTTGTGTTTGACGGGTAATCTTGTTCAGAAAACAGAAGTGCATCGTATCCGTGGATGCGAAGCCATCTAACATCATCGTCTTCTGCATCTTCTTCAATCGAATCGATGAAGAAAACGCCTTGAGGGAGCCATTCAGAAGCACGTGTGCCGTCTGTGATTCTTGCATAAATTCCGACGCGGGAAAGACCAGGTATCTGCCCAACCGGTTTTAACATTTTTATGTTTACTTCACGACTAATGCAGTTCCCACAGGACGGCTCATCTCCATCAAATAGACCCCCAGATGTTTCCACACTTGAGAGCATATTTGCCCCGTATCCTCCATCGGCGCCAGAAGTCGCTATAAGTATTCGTGTACCGCCAAACGTTATATGATCTCCTGTTTTTTCTACGAGAAGTCCTGATTCCCCAATTGCAACTCTTGTTTCAACGGTATAGTCCCCAGCCAGTAATTCCTTGTATAGTGCAGATGTCTGTTGCATTTTTCTGCTCCTTTACTTTTCGACGAGCGGGAATGTAATGTCTGTCCAGATGGATTCACCGGTTTCAGGATCAACCGTAGAAATCGTAGACGGCACATTATTTGAATAATACTGTGCAGATACAATTTCATGTAGCGGATGCAAATTTGTCTCAACAATTACAAACTCTGGAAGAATCAACCTCATCAGATCAATCTCGTCTGCGCGATACAATGGCAGGCATTTTACAGTTGCCTTATACTTAATGGCTACCCGTCCGCGATGCATCGTGCCATCCATTGTTCTTCCAGCCTTGTCACTATCCAAATCGCTTCTTGTCCAAACGATGCCTCCATTTTCGATCAAATGCATTATGTCTGTCCCGTCAATTTTGAAATACGGTTTTGCCATTCTTACACCCCCAACGCCCGCTGTCTGTTTCTTTGCTGTCGCGTGATTTCAGGAGACAAGACACGCGCCAGCTGTGCAAGGTCACCTGTGAATTTAATCGTGATGTCCTCGCCACCGCCAAAGTTGGTTATCTCTTCTCTTACAATCTGACGGATAAGATCCGCTGGTGCTTCAATATTTGTCCCGTTTCTTTGGTCGCCCAGAACCGCCATAAACTTTCGGTTTGGTGGAATAACAGCCCCCTGTGCCAGACGGGGAATGTGCACTTCCGGTATTTGCGGTATGCCACGAAATTCAATCCCGATGAGGTCAAGTCCCTTTGCCAGCAAGCTGTTCTCCAGCAGGGAGTTGAGCTTACTTATAAGCCAGTTGATGCCTTTGATGATAAGGTTTACAGCAGCCTCCAAGACGCCGACGATTGTATTCCAAATGCCACGGAAAATTTCTTTGATGCCTCCCCATGCTTTTCTCCAATCCGCTGTAAATACGCCGGTCAAGAAATCAATAAGGCCCCCGAAAATTTGTTTTACGCCATCTATACCAACGTTGACATAGGTTTTTGCCAGTTCAATGATTTCGCGGAACCGCCCGTTTGTTTTTTTGTCAAGCCAGTCCAGCAGACTTGTCAGCCCAAGTTTGAACCAGTCCCAAATACCTAACACAAAAGTTTTAACGCCGGTAAGCATTTGGGTAACCGACTGCTTCATTTTCTCCAGATCGCCGGTCAGGATACCGGAAATAAGGCCCAACGCGCCCTGCACAATGTTCTTGATGCCGGTCAACATATCTCCCACTGGGGTACCGGCAAGGCCGCACTTTTCTATGATGGTGTCTATGATCTCTCCAAAGATATACCCCACAAAGTCCAGCAAATCGGCCAGCAGTTCCCGCGCATGATTCACAAAGTCGGCAATGTTGTCCAGTGCCGCGCCCCAATCCCCGGAGAATACGTTGCCGATAAACGATTTGACATCTCTAAAAATGTTGGCGATGTCCTGTCCTATCTTTTTCAGCCGGTCAGTGATTTCATCTAAAAAATTTATCTTGCCGAGTTGGCTGAAATTAGGCAGAATAGCAGACGCACCACCGCTGCTTTCACTACTTAACTTGTTTATCTCGTCAAACGAGGCCAACTGTTTACTTGCCGACTTCGCAGCACTGCCTACACCCTTATAGGCGTTCATTTGGTCGTTCAGCGACTTTGCCGCATTGGCACTCTCTTTTACCGTGGTGCCAAATAGGGCAGATACGATGTTCGCGATAGACGAAACCACCGCAGCCAGTACCTTGACCAGCGCAGTAAACGCGGGGACGATGATCTGCACAAGCGGCTGTGCCAGCGTCAGTAGCGCACCCTTGAGCTGCGCAATAGCGTCCCGTGCTTCGCCGTTTACGGCTACCACATCTGCCAGCCAATCTCGGAGGGCCGCCAACGCACGGGCAATGATGGTAAAGACCAGCGCCCGCTTTGCCAGCATTTTTACGCGCTTTGTGAACGCCTCCATGCCCTGGGATGCTTTGTCTAACCCTTCTTGTATTTTTCCTGCGTTCTTGCCGGTATTGCCAAGTTGCTTACCTAACTCACCGGCCTTTGCTTTCATTCGGTCAAGCTCCGCTTCGCCCTCGCGGATAGCGGCGTTCTGCTTGTCCAGTTTGTCATTCATGGAGTTCCATTCTTTTTCCATAGACGCTACAGCGGCCTCCTGCTGCTTGATAGCGTCGCTGGTGAAGAACTCGCCGCCGCCCTTCATCTGCGCCAGTTTGGCCTTTGCTTGGTCAAGCTGTGCGCCCAGGTTGTTGGCTTGGTTAAACAAAGTATCTCGCGCGGATTTCTTGTTGGTGAGCTTTTCCTGCAGCGCTTCTATTTTCTTTTCCAGCGCATTGAGTTCTTTCTGCGCCTGCTTATCGTCAATGTCGGCCTTGATGATAACGGAGCCGTCCGCGTTTGCCATATAATCACCTACTTGCTTTTATGGTATTTATGTGGTACTATGAACAAACCACAAAAAACTTCTTGGAGGGCGGAAGAAAATGGACAAAATGACTAAGTGCAAGACCTGCGGCGCAGATATTGCAAAATCTGCGAAAGTTTGCCCTGCCTGCGGGGCCAAACAGAAAAAACCGGTTGTGCTGATCGTTATAGCTGTGTTTATTGCTATCGGCATTATTGGCACTGCGCTTGGCGGGAACTCCCCAGAAAAGGTTGGGGATACAGGCGCAAAAGGCGGAAACGGATCAACTGCTCCGCAGAAAACGGAATTTGCAGTTGGTGACGTTGTCTCCCTTAAAGACATTGAAGTCACATTTGTGTCTTGCACCCAATCAAGCGGAGAAGGTTTTTACACACCAGACAGCGGCAACGTTTTTCTATTTTGCGAATTTGCCATTGAAAACAAATCCAGCAAAGATATTTCCATAAGCTCTATAATGTCCTTCGAAGCGTATGTCGATGACTACTCCACAAACATGAGCATGACCGGCACATTAGCCGCAGACAAAGGCCAAATGGACGGCACTGTTGCAGCTGGGAAAAAGATGTCTGGCGTAATAGGCTACGAAGTCCCCGCCGATTGGAAAACGCTTGAAATCCGTTTTACCCCGGACTTTTGGTCTGGCAACGACATTACATTTATTGCAAATCATTGACCGCCGCGCAGCCGCCCTCCGGGGCGGCTTTTTACGTCCAGCCTTTGATAATTTCTTCCTCCGCCTCCGAGTACCGTCGCTTGATGTCGATAACGTCGCGGTTTCTGCGGTAAAACTCCCTGTCGGCTTTGTCTTTTAGCTTGCCTTTTGCTTTCAGATCGCGTATGCGCACGATCTGCGCGAAGTAGCAATCCCCGATTTCTCCGTAGTACGAAAGAAACGTCCACCAGTGCAGATACGGAAGCGCCCGCACCTCTTGCCCCACTATGCGGTTGATTGGGGCGATGAGCAGTCGAAAGTCCTGTTCCCAGTCCATCAACTTGGTTGATTTTTTTTGCGTTTCCTCATTTCCGCCATTGATAAACCAAAAACACTGTTTTATCGCTTCTTCCATGTGCTCCCCAGGCATCGTGAAAAAACCAGGGTAAAACATTCCCAACACGCCGATGCACTTTTCTTCGCTCGTTAGTTCAACAGCAGACAGCACCGAGAATATGTCCAGTATCACGCGAAAGTCCGTTTCTATTTGGTATTCCGTTCCACACACCTCAAGGCTCGTAGGAAGGTCGTACATCATCTGTGGTACTTGGCCGTATACTTTGCAAGCTTTTCACTGTGAAAAGCCTTTTCACGCTTAATCCCCTCGTCCAGCTCGTCCATGATGGCAACCATAAGGTTCATCCACAGCGGCGCACCGTCCGCGATGGCATACACGCTGACATTGCCAAACAGTGCTTCACACACCGGTTGCTCAAACACCCCGTTAATGGTCTCGCGCATTTCGGCGTCCATATTTCGGAGCCAGTCAAACATTTCGCGGGCGCTCATTTTTTCTACGTTATCGTCCCGCGCATCCTGCTTCTTTTTCAGCGCGTCAAACGCTGTGTAAAGCTTGTCTGCAAACGCCGGATCACTGGGGTTAAAATATACCGTGCATTTGTCATTCAGGTTGTATTCCTGTACGCCGGTGGTGATTGTCAATTCCTTCATGTGTTCCCTCCAAAACAGGGGCGGTTGCCCGCCCCTTTATTTAGGCCGCGGTAAACTCAATAGCGCCGCTGCTGCCCTTCTTCACAGTGCCCACAGTGCGGGTGCCGCCATAGGTGATCTCGCTGGTGATATTCAGGGTGCCGCCGCCCTCGCCGCCGATGCCGGTGATGGCAATAGCGCAAGCGTCGTAGCGCTCCGCAAACATCGCCTCGCCGCTGGTGGCGTAGAAGTGGCCGATCATCATGTCCTGATTTGCCAGCGCCTGGGCATCCTGGTCTTTTACGGCCAGGTTCCACATCTTCACCGCCGCAGCATCGCCCGCATCCAAGGGAATGGGGTCAAAGGTCTGCTTGATGGTGGGCTTTTTCATGGTCGTAAATGTGTGGCCCAAAATGTCCTGCTTGGTGTCGGTGCTCCAGTCCATTTCCTCGCTGCTGTCCTCGACGCGCTTACCGATAGCGCTCCACACAGGCGCGGATACGGTGCCGGTGTTCAGGTACGCAATGAGCAGTTCGCGGTCAATGGTCTGGCCCTTCGTGGTGTTGAATTCCAAATCTGCCATTATACATTCACCTCGTAATTCAGTTTCATAAGGATTTGGTGATCTTCGTCCCCGTTTTCATACATGGCAAACAGGGACGATCGCGTGGTTGGCTCCATGCTGATAACGCGCTTGTCATCGCCAATGTCGGGTTTCTGACCATTTGCCCAATCCCCGATAGCGTTCAACAGTTCGTCAGCCTTGAGCCGTTTGTCGTTGCTGTTTCCCGGCTTCACTCGGTAGATTATCTTGAACTGATAATCCGCCACATAACCGCCGGTGATATACTTCCGCACGATGTAAGCCGCCTGAATGGTCGACATCGCCATAGCGGAAGTGTCGGCGGGAAGAAACTCAAAGCGGATAAGGTCGACTGGCAGCTCCGGGTATGTGTTCAGCCACACAAGCAGCTTGCGCGATACCTGATCCTCTTCCGCCGCCGGCACGGCCTTTTTAATCTTTTCCAAATTTCTTCACCGCCTTATCTGCCACCCGCACCCACTTCTCCACGTTCTGCGCTTTGGAAGCATCAAACCAATGTGCCTGTGCCTGCGGATGCATTGTTGTGTTAAATACAAGATTTCGGTCTGTGACCACCTTGTGCCCGCCCTTTGGGGCGTATGTGCTGCCGGTCGCCGGGTCTACCATTACCTTACCGTAGTACAGGAAGCGGGCGTATGGGCCTGGATAAATGACCTCGTTTCCAACCACCCGTGTTCTCTGCGTCAGAGAGCCTGTAAGCGCAGGCACAAAGGGGATGGTATCTTTCATCACCTGTTGCGCTAAAACGCTTTCAGCGCGGCCACAGGCCCTTGCAAGCTGCCGCTTTACCTCGTCCATGCCGGACACGTCAACAGAGAACTTGAGCGACATTTTATGCCCCTCCGACTTCCCAATGCTGCATATCCACGCTGCCAAAATCTTTCTCGTCCACTTTGGTCACGTTGTAGCAGCCGTCCTGTGCCATAGCCACGTCCTCTTTGTCTGTAACAAACTCGCCTTTCACAAAGAACGTCAGCCCGCCGTTACCGTTCACAGACAGCGTCCACAGCCCGGACTTGTCCGCCGTTGCAAGAAACGCCTGCGGGGGCGCGTAAGTTTTGGTCTTGCCTGTCGTGCCGTCCACCGCTTTCACGGAAAACGGAATGTACAGGTTTACCGCGTCCGCACTCTCAAGTCCGCTTTCACGCACGTTGACCGCCTTGCTGGCTTGCAGCATAACACCGCGCAGGATGGTCACATACAGCTTTGTGATTTCATCAAAAGTCGCCGGGTCAGTCTCCTGCACGGAGTTGTAGACCGTTATAGTGTGGGGCGCGTACAACCACAGCACCCCCCTCCCCGATACAGCAACCCGGTATGAGCAAGGTATTCCATGCACGTTTCCGCAAGCAGTTTCTTTGCCCCGTCCGTCGCATTGAGTGCAGACAAGGCGGATTCCCCGCCCGTTGCAAGTGTTCTGGAATAGCTGCCTACCGTTTCGCTTTTGACTTCCGCGTCATTTGCCGCAGCGTTTGCAAGGTTCTTCACGGCAAGCGCCTGCGCCGCCTCGATGACCGCATACTTGTCAACCAGCGCGCAACAGCACATCTTTACCGCATCCAGATCAGCGTTGTCTTGCGCTCTGTTGCGCGTGTAGTAATCGAGGAAGGAGCTGGCGCGGACAACAAGACGCGGGAAGACATTTTCACTCACAGCGCCCATGTAAGTGCCAGAGTAGTATTCAAAGTCTGCGTAAGTCATCAGTGCCCTCCTTCCAAAACTGCGAGAATTTCAGCCTTTTTCATCGAACTGCTGACCCCTTTCACCCCGTTTTCATCGGCATACGCAAGCATTTCAGCTTTTGTCATGCCGGAGAAAGCCGGGGTGTCAGGGTCAGGCTCATTCAGCAGTTCAGTTAGTCCCCCACTGCCGGAGTGATGGAGCCGACAACCACGCCGTCAATGCGCTCGGCGAACAGCACCATGCCGTTGATAACGGTATCGGATGCGGTCATGTTGGTGTAATCGGGTTCCTCGTGGATGCCGATATAACCGGTGGCGTCGGTTGTGAAGTTGAACACCTCGCCCAGATCTGCGCCGTTCACAGGGATGTAGTACAGGACGATGTTGTCCTTGGCGGTGGCGTAAATCTTGCCCTTGGGGACGCTGGAGTTCAGAATCACAGTGCCCAGACCGAGAAAGTTCTCGACATAGGTCATGCCAAAAGCGGTCTGCAGGGTGATGTTGGCAGTTGCGAGATAGTCCGCAACGTCCAGCGGGTTCATGAAATACACTGCGCCGATCTCGTCATCCTCGAACAGCACCTGCAGCTGGCCCCATGCCTGAGCCAAGGTCGCCTGGAAGGTAGCACCGCTGGCCGTGCCAGTACCGGTTGCGAGGAAGCCGAAGAAATCCTTGCGGATACCTTTCTGCACGTCCTTCAGCATTTCATCGGTGGTCATTTCGACGGCCTGATCGTAGCCGCGATCAGTGATTGCCTCGGCAGAAGTGGCCTTACGCCACTTCTTCAAGGTGATCTCCTTGTAGTTCACAGCCTCGGTCTTGTACTTGCTCAGAGGGATGGTCTCGCCCTCGGCCACAGCGCCGTCTTCCAGAGTGCCGGTAGCCTTGTAGCTCTTGAGCACAGTACCGGCCTGCTTGGCGATCTTGCGGGTAACGCCCAGAGCCTCCATCAGCTTCTTGATGGAATAACCGAACATTTCGGTAAATTCGATTTCGCGCACACGCGCGAGGTCAGCTTTCTTAATGAGCTTAGGATCAGCAGCCATTTTTATTCTTCCTTTCTAAACAAATCCATATTTGCGGCGATTGCAGCCCGCCGCTCCGCTCTGTCGGTGATCTTCATGATCTCGTCTTTGGTCATCGGCTTCCCGCCATCGTTAAGACGACCGCCCATGTCCACGCGGACGGATGCCTTGGCAACAAGCCCCTTATAGGTGCCATCCACAAGCGCATCAAGGGCCTTAGTGTCCTTGATTTTTTCACCGTCCAGCTCCAGCGCCGCCATTTCCTCTCCACATCCGCGCATGGCGAGGTCGAGATTTGCGCCGGTGATGTTTTTGCTCTCAAAGTAAGCACGCACGGCCTTTTCTTTCGCCGCCTTGCTTTCCTTTGCCGTGACGCCGGATTTATAAGCTTCAAAGTCCGAGTGTTCCTTCTCGTACTTTTCCTTATAGCCGCCGTCACCCGCTGCCTTGAGGTCATCCAACTGCTTCTGGACGCTTGGCAGTTTCTCCGCATCGGCCTTGTATCGGCTTACATCCGCTTTCAGACCGTCCACAGTGTCGGTATGCGCTTCGATGATGGTATCTACCTGCTCATCAGTAAGGCCCATACCCTTCAAAAGTTTGCGTGTAAGTGCCATGACACTATCTCCTTTTCTTTGGCCGCGTTTCTTTGCGGACGATAGTTTTTATAAAAACCGCTGTGCTTCGCGGGTTTTACTTAAACAAAAGAGCCAACCGGCTACAAATCGTAGTCAGTTGGCTCCTATTGCCCTTTCCCACGCCCAATTACGCGGGAGTTGAATATTTGATTGTTTTTTTGACTTCTAACACGATGTAACCGTCACCCTTGCGCCGGATCTCCACATCGTTGCCGCGCCGGATAATAGCCTCGATGGTCTGCATCAGTTTATCATCCATCAGCCCACCCCGATTTCTTTCAAATACGCTTCATACTCATAGGGGATGCCAATGTCATAATTCTTGTAGTAATGCAGAAACTCATACGGGAAGGTGAATTTACCGTCCCAAAACATACCTGCGTGAAGTTCTTCGCCAGTAAACATATCAAAACTGGGCAACGATGTCAGCCCGGCATCAAGGGAGGAAATGTGGCTTAAAATCGCTTCTTTTGGGATACTATTTTTGTATTTCTTATAGTCTTCAAAATTCTCAATAGAATTCTTGTATGGCAATCCTTTAAAAAAACCGAAATCCATGTCACTTTCTCCTTCCTCTTTGATTTGGGGTAAACGGCAAAATATTTCCTTCCCCATGTGTTCCTACTTTCAGTACGCCAGCACCGGAAATAAAAAGCACATCGTCTGGGGCTTTCACTTCAACGCCAAGTGCATTTGCCAGCTCTTCTGCAAAGCAATAATCGTTTTCCATGCGTGCGCCTGTGCTGCAAGATAGCAAACGAACTTTCTGGCCATTCCACCCTTTACTATGCCGAATGACTGCGGCAAGTAAGCGCGGTGACATATTGAGTTCTTTTGTACCAAATCCGACTGCCGTCTGGCTTCCGTGCATAGCGACGTCAAAATACGTTTTAAGAGGTTTTACCCTTTTAACGTTTTCATTCAGCGGGTCACCGTCCGGGAAGCAAGCAAAGCCATTTTCCAGCTTCATTGTACGTCTTTTCACAATAGAATTCAAGTTATCTCTTGCGTCTGCGCCGAAAAACTTAAGAGTGTCTCTATCGTCTTTAGCGTAAGCCTCTGCCACTTTTGCTCGTTGCGTTTTTATGGAATTTGCCGCTTTGATTGTTGCGTCATCCGTAAAATAGACGCGCATCCGCTCCGGTTGCTCCGGCAGTCCAGCTTCCGCGCTGAACGCCTTGTATTTAGCGTTTAGCCGCCGTAGCCGTATGTTTACCGCTGTCTCATCTTCATGCAATCCTGCGGCTTTGTAGGCGGCTTTCTCGCGCTTGAGCTTTCGAATCTCCCGTTCCACACGCCGCTGCATTTGCGTTGCTTCATACGCTGTGTATGTTTTTCCGTCGTAGGTGCATCCCAGTCCATCGTCTATATGCTTGAGCTGGTCGTCAGTGTATGTACGTTCAGAAACACCTTCCACCCACGGGAACCGCCTGTGTCGGCAGTTTGCACCTTCCAGACCATCAACAGCACCAAGACCGCAAACCTTATAGATGCTCGGGTAAATATCCCCGTCGCGGACACTGTAAACCTTTCCCTGCCAGTTCTTATGGCTTGACCACGGAGACGGCCCCGGCTTGTCGCGCGCGCCGGCATGGGCGGAAACCTCAAAATATGGTGTCTCAAGGTATTCCGCCTCTTGCTCCGTGTACTTACTGCATAACTGCGATACGCCAGTCATCACGGCACGGCGGACAGCTACGTCTACATGGTCACGGTGTCCGCTCTCATAGTCCACCACGCGCAGACCGCTGCTTGCAAGCTCTCTAACGGCTTCTTTGATGGCTTGCCCATAAGAAATCGCCCCGCTTTCTACTTTCAACGTAGCGGCATCTAAAGCCCACTGGTACGCCTTTGCGGGGGGCCGCATCGTCCGCCCTGCGTCTACCAAAAAACCCATCGAAGCGGTGATGTTTCGGAACCCGTCCCATGTTTGCCGTTTGATGGCGTCAATGGTGGTTGCATCCACCAGCACGTCAGGCTGTGTTACACGGGCAAGATCTATGACCTCGGTGTAATACTTTTGGTTGCGCTCCACCACATCGTCTATCAGCGCGTTCAGCTTTTTCTCGCTGATGCCGGTAGTCTGTCGTATGGCTTTCTCAATCTCTTTCAGATCGATGCCGTGTGACCGCAGCGCCTTGATGTCCTGCACCGTGACCTCGTTCAACTCGTCCCGCAGCTTTAGCCGGGAGCATATCTCCGTCAGCAGCGTCGCCTCAAGTCCACGGTACAGCTCTGCCAGTTCTTCGGGAAGGGCATCAAGGATTTCCGGCTGAAACGGATATTTCATTTGTATTCCTCCGTTTCACGATTTCATCATAGTGCGGTTTTACGCGAATTACATTCCAGTCGCATTCCTCCGGCACTTTTCCGTAGAATATCACCCATTCCGGCGAAAGCCGTTTCATCATTTCCTCGTAGCCGCGCAGAAACAGCCTCTTGCTTTCCTTGTTCTGCTGTGTGCCTACCGAACTAACCGCAACAATTCCGCCGACAGGCTCACCATCAAAGCACCAATCGTAACTGCTCTCATCGCTCCATGAGATTGTTGGATAAACCGTCATACCGTGGAGCTGCCAGTATGCCGCCAACCAATGCTTGCGGTAATGGTTGTAAATCTGCATCGCCAGCGGCATATCTATGTAGGTGGAAAAGTCTGGCGCGCACACCGCCGAAAACTGCGACAGTTTCGGAATGTACTTGTCCGGGGTGTTCCAATATCGAATGAATTGGTAATCGTCCACGAAGAAATGAACAATCTTGCTTTGCGTGTCCTTCTCCGTGTAATGGTAATTAACCGGGATAAACTCTCCCTTCGGATACACCTTGACCGGCTCAATCTGCGGAATGTCGTACTTGCCCACGCCGGGGAATGTGAACTTGTCGAGATTTTCAAAGTTAATCATGCTATCTTAATAACCGATTATCTTCTTCTTGAACGCTTTCCATGCAGGGTCTCCAGGGTGTGTGCTTCTATGATCAATCCAGAATTTCGCACTTGTTTCTTTTTCGATTAACGCTCGAATGCGACCGTACTGATCGGATGCTCTGCGTAGACTGTCTATGCTATTGTTTATTTTTTCTTTCAAGATTTTGCTATTAGCCATCTTGAAAGCATCTCGCGTTTGTTTTACCCATGTTTGCATGTCTTTAGCCGATGTGATATAGTTCGGCGCATCTGTCCTGAACCCAGATTCTGTTTTATACATCTCTCCAACGAGTGTATCGTAAACTTCATCTCTGATTTTATTGGCCCACTTGACTTGCTTTTCGGTTCCAGTTAGTGCTGGGAAACTCTCCACAGGGCGCTGCACTTTTGGCAAACCGCCACTCCCCACACTGCCACCTGCTCCGCCTCTACCGCCCATTACTCGACCTCCTCTTGTCCTTCGGTTGCCATGTCCTGCATCTTCGGCAACGCCGCCTTTGCGGTCGCCTCGTCCTCGTTCATCCACTTCATGCGGAACTCCCAATCGTTCATAATACCAGCACCAAGCAACTGCATATCGCGGTTGAAATCCTGTCCTTTATCCTCGATGATGCTGTCATCAAAATCAATGCTGATTTCAACTTCTTCGTTAAGTCCCGCACCCATGTAATGGTTTCCCATACGGAGCAAGATTCTGCATAGCTCCGTGATTGCTTGCTCGAGCAGAATTTCATGCTTCTTGATCGTGCGGAACATTGTGCTGTTTTCGCTGATGACTTGAGTGGCCGTTGCAATGCTCGTCTGGTCGAATTTGTAATGGTTCTCGCCAAATCCGCACTTGCTCGATAGTACGTTAAGCATATCCTGCATACCGGTGTTAAACTCTGCCGTGCGAAGCGTCATATCGACCTGTTGCAAGATGTTCCCATCGGCTGCGCGATCTTCCGGCAGCACATAGTAAACTGTTTCGCGCTTATCAAAGACAGGTCTTCCATTGATGTCTTTGGTTGCCTCCGGCTGTACCACGATGCGCTTTTTACCCAGCACAAATTCATTCACATAGCTGTCGTATGTAATGTCAATGCTCTTGAGTTGGTCGATGGCATAAGCAAACACTGCAACGCCCATCGGGTTTTCTTCGGCAGAGTTCGCAATGTTCAAACGGTCAATGACAAACTGCGGTTTGTCGCTGCCCGTATGTACGACAGGCGGAATTGTTTCAAATCCTCTTACGCTTGTCAGCGGGACTTCCTCTGCGTCATACAAATGGTTTTCAATGTCGTACTCCCCGCCATTCAGCCTATGCACCTGAATGTATGTGTACTCTCTGTCATCAACTCGTTTTCTCGACACAAACGCACACTCGCGTATAACGCCGTTGTCCCATGTCAGCGGATAGATGTTTGCGGCCGTAACATAGTTGATATGGATTTTACCAGTGTCTTTGACTTCTGCGGTATCTGGGTCAACTCCCATCTCTTCCACGATGGGGACATAGGCAATCGTGCCTACCGACGCCTTACGCTCCTGAGATTCGTTTGATTTGACTTCCCAGTTATTATCAGCAAGAATCGCATCTACAAATTCCTGCTCCTTCTTTCCCTCAAGCGTGATATTCACGCGCTCGTTCATCAGCAGGTTTGCCCAGTCCTCGCAGATTTTCTTGCCCATGTTGACGGAATACCGATGGCATTCCAGCTCTTCGATGCCGTTCCAGACCGTATAACTGTGGAAGTCTTTTACATCGCCGTCATACCACGATTTCCACACATCGATCAGCGAGTAAAACTTACTGTCGACCGTATCAAAGCCCAATTCTTTCAATGCTCTGCGGATATCCACTCTCTCACCGTCCCATCATGTGACCGGCACGCTCCAGGTCTTTATAATAAGGTTCAATGCTGTACTCAAAGGCGTCCAAGCTGTCGATGTCGGACGTGCCGTCATCCAAGCGCTCGTCCTCAAATTTATCAGGATCATAAATCGCGGTTTGCAGTGCGTCGATGAGATGCGGGCAGTTGCGAGAAACCTTAAAACGTCCCTGCTTCATCAGCAGCACCACCAGCCGGATTCTATCTGTGATTTGCAGTTTCATTGCATTCTTGACCTGCGTCCCAAGGTGCATCTTCTGCGCGGTGTGATCCAACCCGCGAATCAGCACCGTTTCCGCACTGTCGGCCCGCGTCTGGCTGTATCCGTACTTTGCCGTAACCATTTGGCAGAACGTAGCAAAACGCCTATTCAATGCATCAGGATCAATCTCTTCGTTCTTGATATATTCTTCTTCCAGCGCGACCACACGATAATCTTTTGTAATGCCGGTCGCCTGAAACTTTGTCGCGGACTTTGTACCACCAAAGTCAACGCCAATGGAAATGACGGAAAACTTGGTGTCGTTTTCCTCTGCCCATTTCAAAGGATCCACAATCAAATACTTTTCGGTGTTGTTTGCAAAGTCCTTGTAGACAACGCCCTCCGCCGCCACCCAAAGGCCGCGCACATACCGGTCATAGAATATGCCAGCATACATGTTTTTGTAGCGCGCAAGCGTCTTATCACTCAAACCGGGGTTGTCGGTCATTTCGAAGTGCAGATATAGCGTGTTCCGTTCGCGGTGTCGCTTAATCCACTCCTGATAAAACCAGTGGTGCGGGCTTCCGGGGTTGCAAGAGAACCACAGCTTTGCACCGTCTACAGAGCATCGTGCAAGCGCCTGTTCCACAAACGAGCGCGGCATCAGCACCACTTCGTCCAGCAGAACGCCCGCCAGCGTGCGGCCTTGGATCAGCGTATAGCTTGCCTCGTCCTTGCCGCCGAACACTTCAAAGTAGTTTGTCACGGCACCGCGCCGCACTTCCATTACCTTATCGCCGCGCCGCCAGCGTATGATATAGCGCTCTTTGGCAAGGCTCATCCCCGTAAACGGCACGATGATGTTCTTGGTGCAGCTATCCACCGTGCGGCCACACACGCCGAAGCGCTGGCCGCTGAAATTCTCCATCGCCCAGCGCACATACGCCCACATCATAATGGAGGTCTTACCGGAACGCACCGCGCCGTCACAAATTAGCGCGTCATAGCGGCTGTATGGAAATGCCAATATTTTTTTCTGTTTATCGCTTATCGGCATTAACAAAATCCTCTATAATTTTTCTTTCCCTTTCGGAAATAGACCAAATAACTTTGTTTTCCTTCTCCGCCGCTGCCTTCTCCGCCGCTGCCTTCTCCGCCGCAACTCTATCCGAGCAAAGCAAGCCTTTCCCAAAAATAGTTTTTTTGTTCTCTTTTTGAATATCAAGTGCTGAAATTCTTACAGATTCATTTTTTGGAACTAAAAAACTAATTCCGTACTTACTTAATTTTTGCAAGAATGTAGCGGTAATTACATTATCTGGATAATCATATTTTGGAAGTTCTCTGTGTAACTTTCGCTCGTTCTTTTTATTTTCTTCCGTTATGATTTTGTATAGTTCTGGGCTTGTCCTTGCCACATTGCTTTCAAGGTTTGTTGCAAACGATGTGGAAACTTTAGCACCGTTTTCGTATGTAATTGATGCACCAACCGCAATTCCGCAATACCCATCGCAAACCGGAGACAAAAGGGTAAGCGCAGGAGCAAATAGAAAGAATTTTATGTCTCTTGAGTTATAAAAGCTAATTATTTTTGATATAATCGAAAATGGAGGGTTGTCCAAAACAACGCATCCGTCTGAATACTCGTAACGCTCATAATCGCCGCCAGGATAAAACGGCCTTACGATGGAATCAGGAGCAATTCCGTATTCATTGCAAGCCCAACCTCGTATCGCATCATATACAAGTGGCGGAGTATAGCAATCATCCGTTGTTTTCTTTGGCTTGAACTTTTCGACAAATGCGTCATATTCTGCATTGTCTTCAAACAAAAACGTTTTTTCATTCATCGCTATCCAACTCCTCCGCCATCTCGCGCAGACTCTGACTAAGCGCATCTTCTCTCACCGTGTCGGCAGGACTGCCGCCGATCATCGCCCACTTGTCGATTAGCGTCCCCATCGCTGTGGTGATTTGGCTGAGATTCGCCGCCGCCAGCTTCTCCGGGTCGTTGAGCATTTCAAGCCCCTTGCCGATGAACGAACACACAAGGTCTTTGTGGTCGTTCATGTACTCCATCACATCGGCGGTGTTCTCTTCCTTTTTTTGTTCGCACTTTTCCACAATGTCGGCATTCGCCCGCACGAGGTTCTTGACCGTCGTTGCGGACACGCCGTTTATTTTTGCCGTGGCGCAATAGTTGTTCGTCTGCACATAGTCTGCCAGTATTTTCTTTTTCTGTCGGTCTGTCAGACGCGCAGCCATTGTCGCCACCTCGCCGCTTTTATTTGCTACCAGCCCCCACCCCTTGGCATTACATAGCAGACTTTACCCGCCCCGAAGGGCTACAACGTGCCGCACTCTCAGGGCAGCGGCTCTCCTCTTTTGGTACGGCATTGCAGTCCTGCCCTGCTTTAGCGCTTCAGGAAAAGTCCCCGTCACTCGCTGTGGTCTCCCCTTACGGGGCA